CCAGATTGATGGTCTGGCCGAAGATCACCGCTTCGGTGGGCAGCCCCATGGCCGCGCCGACGGCCGGCCCCAGCACGAAAGCGGCGGCCACCACGGCGATGGTCAGGATGGTGCGAAGCGGGTTCTTACCCCCTCCGCCTCCCTTGCCCGGCGCGACACGCAGGGTGACCACGGCGCCGGCCTTGGGACGCACGCGCGCCCATCGGTCCCGAGGCACCATGACCGGGTCGGAGGTCATCGCCCCGTCCGTGATCCATACATGGGCATGGGCCACGAGGATCGGGTCGAGCGCGAGCGAGTCCATGATGTCGGCGATGGAGCCGCCCACCGGCACGGCCCGATCGATGCGCTCGGCGGAAAACGGGCGTGGGCAGGCGATCAGCCGCAGAGCGTTTTCGTCAACCGTCATGGCGATAGAGTCCCAGGACACGGCGGCGCCACTTGGCGCCGTCATAAGGTTCAAGACAGGCGTCGATGCCGTCCTCGATGTGCAGCATCCATCCGGCGGCAACGACCACACCCACATGCATGGGCTGGTTCATGAGGCGCATGAGCACCACGTCACCAGGCCGTTCCGCGCCGGGCGCCACCGGATGCCACGGGCCCATCTCGCCCCGGATCAGACGGCCGATATCCTCAGCGTCCTCGACGGAGGCATAACCGTCGGCGTAGGACGGCAGCCGCCTTCCGAATTGATCGGCGAGCACGAGCCGGACGAGGCCCCAGCAATCGACGCCGTCCCGGTCGCGGCCATGCGCCTTGAACGGCAGGCCGACATAGGCGTTCACCCAACTGGGGAACATCAGAAGAGCCCCGGATACTCGCTCGGCACGTAGCTGTGCCCCGGAAACGGCTCGTTGAGCACGTCCTCGAAGGCGAGCTCGCCGGTGACGGTGAGCGCATCGTACTCGGCCGACACCAGGGTCATGTTGAAGGGCCCCGCCTCCACCGTATCGGGCGACGCGGCCATCACCACTTCGAGGCCGACCGACAAGGGAGAAGAGATCGCCCGCAGGTTTTTGACGATCTCCCGGTCGACGTTGTCGATGCGAAGTGTGACGCGGGCGACGCTCTCCGGGTCCTCGTCTGGGAGCGCGATCTCGAAAGGATAGGCGACGAAGGTATCGCCGCGACTGATGACGGTTTCCGTATTGTTGACCACGCGGATCGGCACGGCGAGATCCTCGTGATCGAGGGTCAGCAGCAGAAGAAAGACCTCCTCGGTTTCCTGCGCGTTCACCGCCTGACGGGCAGCGAGAGACAGACTTCGGCTCACGGCAATATCTCCAGGCGCAGGGACGCCTGCCACAGCGTGCCCCTTGCGACGGGCGTGTAGCCGGGCGGCTCGACGAACCGGAAGGTCACGGCCGGGCCGTCTCTCGGGTGCTTCCAGTCGAACGGAAGCGCCCCGCCGGCGATGGTCGCGTCGAAAAACGTATCGAGCAGATCGACCTGGGCTGGCGTCAGACGCACCAGGCACTCGATGTTCCGAATTCCCGCCGTGAAGCGCCGGCGCACCTCGGGCGGACCCGCTTCCATCTGCGATCGGATCACCGTGTTCGGCGCTTGCTCGCTGAACCCCTGTGCCAGCGGTTGCTGCGGCAGGCTCGCCGGCCAAACAGGATTGGTCATCGGGGCACGCCCCGTCGATTGATGCCGTAGGCGCTGCTCATGGTCTGGTCGAACGCTCCCTGGGCGATGCCGCGGTTGACCTCGTCGCGGATCAGCACCCGGATCAGCCGTTTTCCATCGGGACCGCGTTCGCTGGACACCTCCGGTCGGGCGCCACTGCTACGCTGATCGATCACCTGCACCACAACCTCGGACCCGAAGGCCTCACGCATCTGGCGCGGCCAGCCGATCACTTCGCCCTGCCTGGCGATAACCGGAACTTCGCCCGCCACCAGGCCGCCACCATGAAAGCGCGGCGCCCCGTCGAACACTCGAGGGTCCACGGAACGTCGTGGCAGCGGCGTCCTGCCGATCACCCCGCCCGAATGCGCCACGGCGTAGCCGCCGGTGCCATAGGCGGGCGCATCGAGGATCGGAGCCGTGGACGAGCCACCCGCAGATCCGAAGAAGTCGAAGCTGACGCTTCCGATCAGCCCTTCGAGGAAGCTCTCCATGGGCTTGAAGATCAGAAGCCGCCAGGCCGCCCGCAGCGCCGCCTCCTCCAGGGTCGAAAAGAAATCGCCGACCGACAACTTGCCGGTCCGGGCCCACTCGACCCAGGCGTCTTCCGAAGCCTTGAGGGCGCTCGAGGTGACGTCTTCGAATTGCCGCGCCGCGTCACCTGCCTCCCGGCCATAGTCCCGAAGTGCCCGAATGACGCCCGCCGACCAGTCCCCGCTGGCCCGCAGCATCCGGTCGTAGGCGTCTTCGGTCGCGCGGGCGAAGGTTTCCTGGCTGATCGCGCCCGCCTCGAGCAGCGCATTGAGCTCGCGGATCTCGTCGGCATAGGCCTGCTGGGCCGTCCGCAGGCTGCGTGTCAGCGCCTCGCCTTTCTCGCGGAGCTTGCGCGCCTCCTCTTCGGCCTTGTTGCGGGCCTCGATCGCCTGGCGTTCGTCGAAGAGCGCCCCCGCCAGCTCGCGCACCCGCGCGCGCTCCGCCTCCGTCGCCTCCGCCGACAGCCGCCGCAGCGCTTGTGAGACGAAACGTTCCCGGTCGGTCATCGCAAGCTCGTCGCGTTCGGCGCGGAGGCCCTCGATGACCCGCTGGTTGGCTTGACGCTGGCGCGTCGCCGCCTCCTCTTCGCGGCGGGCGAGCTCGGCGAGACGCGCATCCCGCAGCGCGGCGGCGTCCTGCATGATCTGCTCGACGCGGTCGAGGTTCGAGCCGTCCGGCGCGATCAGGGACTGCATCTCGGCGACGAGGCGCTCATACTCGGCGCGGATCCGCTCGGCGCCCTCGTGACGGGCTTCGAAGAGCTGGCGCTGCAGATCCTGCTCTATCCGGGCGATACGCCGCGCGCGTTCCTCCGCCGAGGCGACATCGCCCTCGATGGCATCCGGCGTGGTGCCCGTATCGGGGGCTGCCGGGGGCGGAGTGTCACGTTCGGCCTCGGCCTGCATCCAGGCGAGCTTCGCCGCCCATTGACGATACTGCTCGACTCGCTCCTGAAGACGGCGTTCGAGCGCCTGCCGGCGTCCCCACGCAATCGGGTCGTCGAGGAAGGAGACATCCCCGATCTCGTTCAGCTCGCGGGCTATCTCCTGCAGTTCCTGACGCCGTTCCTCGACGATGCGCCGGGTCGAGCGCAGGCTCAGACCCTCGAAGTTGAAGTCCCCCTGCAGGACAAGCTTCAGCTGCTCGTAGGCGACGCCGGCATCCGCGGCGAGTTCCGCAAGGCCCGAAGACAGGTCGGCGATCAGCGGCGACAGATCGAGGACGGCGCGCGTCAGATTGGCCGAGATCACCTTGCCCAGCGTGTCCAGTTCGTCTTTGGCTTTCTCGGCGTTGCGGATCAGGTCCTCTTCGAGAACGATGCCGAGATCGCGGGCGCGCTGGCGCATATCCGCGAGCCCATCGGCGCCGCGGTTCAGCATGTTCACCATGGCGACGCCTTCGCTGTCGAACAGCTTGAAGGCGAGGCGCAGCCGCTCGGCAGGATCCTCGACCGCACGCAAGGCTTCAGCGACATCGTCGAGCAGATCTTCCGAACGCCGGATATGGCCGTCCTGGTCGCGTAGCGCGATCCCCATGCTGGCCAGCGCTTCCTTGGCCTCGCCAGTGCCGCGCGCGGCTTCCCCGACCCGGCGCGTGAAGCGTTGCAACGCCATGTCGAGGGTGTTCTGTTCGACCCCCGCCAGGCTCGCCGCGTAGCGGAGTTCCTGCAACGCCTCGATACCGATGCCGAGCTTGTCCGCGGTCTTACCGATGGCGTCGGCCGCTTCCAGCGAGCGGTTGATCAGCGCCGACAGACCGCCGACCGTGGCGATGCCGGCGAGCGCGCCGCCCAGCAGCCGGATGCCGCTGCGCAGGGACGAGGCGCGTTCGGCGAGCGACCCCAGCCCGCGCGAGGCGACGCCCGAGGCGCGGTCGATCTTCTTGAGGGACCGGTCGCCACTCTCGCCAACTCCGCGCAGCTCGGCCTGGACCCGAACGCCGCCGTCGACGCTCAGGCGCACCGCGTATTGATGTGTCGTCTTGGCCATGGGTCAGTCCGGTCGCTGGCTTTTCAAGGCTTCGAGCATCCCGAGTTCGGCGGCAGGCAGAAGCTCCGAAAGGACGGTCGCGTCGAAGCCGCGGGCACGCGCGATGTCGAGCAAGGCCGGCTGGTCGAAACCGACGACTTGACCGGTCGGCCCGACGCGCAGCTGGCTGCCGTGTTCGCTCACCAGCAGAAGGAGGGCGTGCTCCTCTTCCGATCGAGGCGCGTGCTCCCGGTAGGGGCAGCGCTCGGTCGCGCCTACATCTTCGCCTTCGGCGCAGGGGTTTCCTTCTTGGCGGCACCCTTCGCAGTAGTCGGGCCCTCCGCCGAAGTGCCAGCGGCAGAGAGCCCGGATCCGTTTTTTGCCGCGGTGAGCAGCACCTGACGGAGGGTGAACTCCTGAAAGAACCGCTCCCCAACGGGATAGAGATCCATCAGGGCGGCGACGTTCTCCGGCGTCGGCTCCGCCGGCCCGTCGTCGCCCTCGACACCGTCCCAGCCGACGATGTGCCGGCGCGCGAGCTCCTTGATCAGCAGCGCCTGATAGAGTCCGTCGCGCGCCGCATCGTCGTCGAGGGCGGGAAGTTCCTCCACGGACAAGCCGTTCTCCCGGCGCTCGCGAATATCGCTCTCGATCCGCTCCAGCAGGCGGCGTGCCGCCGACTGTGCGGCGGCCATCGCCGTGGTGGTGAGTGGCTTTACCGAGGCCCGAACCCCATAGGGCAGCTCGATCTCGAACGGCTCGCGCGACGCCTTGAGTGAAATCATGCCCGTCTCCTTACAGGTAATCGCTTCCGTCGAGGTCGTTCACCAGGGTCACCGTCAGCATCCGCCCCGCCGCCTGGTTGTGCGCCCCCTGGAAATCGAAGCTGGCCTGAACACCGCCCGGACCCTCGATGGCGAGCTTCGGCTTCGGCAGATAGACCTCGTGCGCCTCGAAGGCGACCGAGAGGCCGGCGCCGAGGCTGTAGGAGAAGGCAAGGTCGACCGGCGTTCCGTCCGTCGCCAGATCGATCAGCGTGGTATCGGCGAAACGCACATCGATCCGCCCCGTCAACGCCGCAACGGTAGGGTCCGCGCCGTCGATCTTGCCGTCGGAGCGGATGGTCTCGATCTTCTCCAGATTGTTCGAGTAGGTGAGCGAGCCCGCCGTCAGGTTGGCGATCGACGAGCCGCCCCGGCTGATCGCCCCCTGGAACTGGCTAACGCGCTGGAAGGCGAGTGTCGATGGCGTCCCACCCTGGCTGGAGTTGAACCGGCTCTCGCCCTGCGCGACGCACTGGAGCGTGGCCGCCGCGGCGCCGGAGCGCTGGAAGTCGAGCGCCATGGATCCGACCACCAGCCCCGTGTGTTGGAAGTACGCCGGCACCTGGGGCATGCCGACCTCGACGGTGTAGCTCGGCAGGCTCTCCTGGCCGGAGGCGAACACGTGATCGTAGGTGCCGTCGCCATTGTCGGTGGTGACCGGATCGCCCAAGAGGCCGGTGAGCCAGATGCCGAGATAGCGCATGTCGACGGGCACGACGATGTCGCCCTCGTCCATGATGGCGTCGCGCAACGGCGCCAGCGGATCGCGCCCCTGTCCGAGGACCGGATCGTCGATCAGCCCCTGCTCGGAGCCGACCGAACAGCGGTTGAAGGGCATGCGACGGAAGCCGCTCGCCGCCGCCTGACCATAGGTGCTCTCGCGGGCGACGAGCAGCGTCGCGCTCGAACCATAGGCTCGCGCCATGACATGTTCTCCTGAATGTTGCTGATGGGCCTCAGCCGAGCGGGCTGGGCGCCTCGTAGTCCAGCACCAGCGTGATCGTGCCGGTCTTGATCGCCGGCCCGCCCTCGACGGCGTCCGTCATGACCTCGGGCCGGCCGTAGGTCATGCCGAAGACCAGCCCGCCGAGCGTCGGGTCGGCATCGAGCGCCGTACCAATGGCCGTGGCCAGCTCGTCGAAGGTCTGGTCACGGATCGCCTGGTCACCGGACTCCGCATAGAGCTCCAGCTCCACCGCATGGCGGTAGTAGACCGGCTCGAACCCGCCGAGCGCCTGCTCGGGCTCGCCGGCATCACCGTCGCGCAGGATCACGAGCCCGGCCTCCGGGATTCGTTCCGGGAGCGGCGTGTTTCGTTCGACGCCGATGTCCGGTAGCTGACGCAGGCGATCTACCAGTGCGATCAGCACCTGTTCGGATCGGGACGCCATGGTTTACTCCGAGGTCATGTGCCGGTCGATCAGCCGCGGCAGCGCCCGTGTCCATTTTGCCGCGGCCCTCTCGACATCGAGACGCTTCGGCATGCGGACCTGCGGCACCAGTACGAACATCACGACCGTGGACATACCGGCTTTTAGCCGACCTGACTTCGTATAGGCCCCGCCCTTGGCGCGGCGGCCGACCCGGCCGGTGCCAGCGTTGACGCGGACGCCGTCCACCACCAGCAGCGACGGCCGGCCACGCCGGTAAACGAACCGCAGCGGTCCGAACCGGTGCTCGGGAAAATTCGACGGGTTGATGCGCTTGCCGCCGACCCCACGCTTCGGAGCCGCCGGCGTCGGAATGGCGAGCCAGAACCCATTGCGGCTCTTGATCACCGTCCCTTCGTCGAACACCCGCGCGATATGCGGCGCCTTCGACCAGACCAGGCTTGCCGCGTCGATGCCCTTGTTCGGGTAGGTCCGCGACCGCCAGGCCCGTGCGAGGCGAACCCCGAGACCAGCGGTCAGGACCTGCTTGCGGAGATCCTGTTTGAGACCCTCCCCGGCATCGCCGACACCAGCCTCGACCGCTTTGGCGATGCGGCCGGCCTCGGCTTCCAGATCACGGCGGACCGCTTCGCCGAGAGCGGCAAAGCTCGGGAGTATCTTGCTCGCCATCACTGCGGCCGGACATCGAGGGTCCAAATCAACCGTTCGGGATCGCGCACCGGCTCTCCTTGCACGACCAGCGTCTGGCCATCGATCTCGATGGTGTCGCCAGGTCGCGGCTGCTCGATCGACGCGACGAGCACGTCGATCAGCGACGTCTCGGCGTGCAACCGGGTCTCCCCGAAGTCGATGACCTGATCCGGACGCCGAGCGAAGATGCGCAGCGGCACGCCGTCTCCGATCCCGCCCGGGCGATAGAGGGCCGAGCGCGCGAGGTTGGGATCGTTGAACAACACCTCAAGGACAACGGCGATGGCCGACATCAGAAGCTGCCGTTGAGCCGCACCCGGCCGATGGTATCGGACGCACCGCCGCCGACGGCATCCACCGCGACGCCGATCGCCGTATTCCCGGAGGCGGTCTTCGTCGCCACCTTGGCGGTGTTGTCCCAATAGACCTTGTCGCCGACCGCCCAGGCTTGCGACGCCGCCTTGATCAGATCGAAGATGCCGACGAGTGCGGCCTCGACCATCTCGCCATTCACGGCGTTTCCGACGGCAACGCCGAAAATGGAGCCGACGAGCAGGCCGTCGCCGGACGCGACGTCGTAGGGAGCGGTGAGGGTGATCGTGTTGCCGGGTTGAACGTAGTTCTTCATCGCTGGTGTCCTCTTGAAAAGACGAAGGGCGGCTCGATGGCCGCCCGTCTCGTCAGGGTTCAGATGTCAGTGGTCGGTCCGGCTTATGCACCCGGGTTCTTGTAGAGACCGCGCCAGTCGATGGCCTTGGCGCCGAAGTCGAGGCGGCACTTGATCTCGACGCCGTCGACGTCAAAACCGTTGCGCGTCTCGATATAGGCGCCCTGCTGGCCCTCGAGATAGGCGTACTCGATCGTGTCGATCTGGTTGGGGCTCGCGGCCAGATACCAGGCGGTCTCGCTCGCCCCGTCGAGCCGCGGCTCGGCGATCGGCGACAGCGTGCGGATCGACTGCGGCACCACGTTCCCGCTCTGCGCGGGCACGAGGTTCTGCGCCACCAGCTGCTCGGCCTTGAGTTCGAGGGACGCCGGCACGATCAGGAAGGCGGGCCGGATGTTCAGCACCGTCTTCTTGTCGAGCCCGGTCTGCTTGCGCATGGCTGCGCGGGCCGCACCGACGCTGTCCACGCCGAGCGCCGCGCCGGAGCTGGCGAGGTTCTTGTGGTTGGCATGGAAGAGCGCCGTTCCGTCCGCCATCGCCGGGTTGGAGGTGACGATGTCCCAAACCACATCGCTTTCCAGCTGGGCGATGGCATTGCCGTACATCGCCGGGATCCGAGTGAAGGCGTCGAGATCGTCGTTGATCAGTACCTGCCGGGTGATGGCGACCACGCGACCGTAGGTCTCGATGCGGTAGCTCTCCTTCGATTCGCCGAGCGTGCCGCGCTTGAACTCACCGCTCTCGCCCACCTTGAGAAGCTGGGGCGCCTCGCCGAGCTGGACGCGGTGCATAGCCTTGAAGTCGGTGGCGAGCACCTGGCGGCAGAAGAGCGGGAAAGTCCGCGGATAGGCCTCGTAGGCCTGCCTGAGCGTTTTGTTGGTGACGGCCGCCAGGATCTCGGGAAAATCCGAGGTCGAGTGCAGTGCCCGGGTCGCCACCTCGTCGCGGGAGAGCCCGCGCGTGCTGGCGCCCACCGTCTCCAGGCTCTCGCGGGCGAGCTCCATTAGGGTCATGCCGCGATACTCGCGGGCCGCATCCTCTAGCGGGAACAGCGTCGGGCTGTAGCGGTGCAGCAGCGCATTGGCGACGGCCTCGCGGCGGGTCACCGTCCCGTCGCGGCCGCCCAGCGGTACCGAGACATGGCCGAAGGTCTGGGTCTCGTCGGACAGTGCGGCGACCTGGTCGAGGATCAGCCGGCGCGCCTCGTCGATGGAAACACCACGCTTGATCAGGTCGTCGGCGAAACCGCGCTCGAGGTGGAGCTTCTCGGCAAGACCGTGGATCGTGGAGACGCGCTCGCGCTCCTGCGCGCGGGCCTCGGTCACCAGCGCGTCCGTGTCGATGCTGCGAGTCTGCTCCTGGGGCTTCGGATCGGATGCGGCCTTCGGCTGGCTGCGGGTACTCGTTTCCTTCGGCTTCTGGCGGTTTTCGGTGTCCTTCGCCTCGGTAGCCTTTTCCGCAGGCGCGTCGGTCGAGTCGCGGGTCGTCTCTTCGGTCTGATCGGTGCCGTGCATCACATTGGTCCTCTGCTGGGTTTGGCCTGCGGCGCTGCGCTGCAGGACGCAGTCATGGAGGTTTTGGTTGGCGCGGAAGCCGGCGGCGGGATCGGCGCCCACCGGCACGGCGGAGATCTCGAACGGGGTCCAGTCGACCGCGCGCCACAGCTCACGGCCGGCCTCGGGTTTCGAAACCTCGTAGCGGTGGACCTGGTAGCCGATGGAGATCGCACGGATGTGCCCGGCCTCGATGTCGCTCCAAATGTCGCCGACCGCATCGCGCTCGGAGATCCGGATCCGGGCGATGCCATGGCCGTTCTCGATCCGCGCGGAGCCCGGCACGACCGAGCCGATCACCGCATCGAGATCGCCCGCATCGTGCACCTTCAGGAACGGCGCGCCGTTGTTCAGCCGCTCCAACCGCACATGATCGGGCGCCATGCTCAGCTCCTCGTCGTGCGGATCGCCGAAGAGCGAGAGACGCCGCACCCGGGCGCCGGTCGACCAGATCACCTCGACGCTGCGTGTCTCGGGATCGATCGTGTTCGGGGACAGTTCCGCCGCCCGGCGCAGGGCCGGCAGTTCAATCGTCTGCTCCATCAGGATTTCCTCGGATCAGGTCTCGTCGCCGTCCGGGTCATCCGGATCGGCTACACGGTCAGGTTCGGACGGGTCGTTCGTATGCGCGCTGCCGGTCTTGGTGACGCGGCGCGGGTCGCTGTCGAGGACGAGACCGAGTTCGTCGAGCTTGGCGTTGGTGGCGGCGATCTCGGCCAGCACGGCATCGGGGTTGCGACCCTGCCGGGCGATGGCCTCGGCCAGCGTCATGGTGCCGGAGCGGATGGCGAGCAGGTCCGCCATCGCGTCCTTCTGCGGATCGACCGCCTCGAACTTGGGCGGCGACCATTCGACCGGCACGTCGGGCGTCGGGATTCGTCCCGCTGCCCACGCAGCTTCCGTGAACCAGCGCCAGACCGGCGCGCAGAACATCGGGATGAAGAGCTGCCACTGCACCGCATCGATCATCCGGCGGAACTCGACGAGCCCCGCCCGGATCGACGAGTAGTTCACCTGGCTCAGATCGCCGGTCAGCAGCTCGTAGGGCACGCGGAACCCGGCCGAGATCGTATGCAGGCTCGCGCGCTTGTACTCGCCATAGCCACCAGTCGCCGCGGGCTGGTTGAAGCGGATGTCCTTGCCGCCACGGGCATAGGCGATGAGGCCCGGTTCGAACTGCTCAACACGGTTCCCATCGGCGTCCACGACCGAGGGCGCAATTCCGTGCTGCGCTTCCTCCTCGCCGAAGACGATGGCGGTGACGCAAGCCTCCGTCTTCTTGCGGACGATCTCGGCGACCTCGTAATCGTCGAGGTCCCGAAGCGCGCGGATGACCGGCGCGCCCCAAGGCACGCCACGGGCCTGCGTGCGCTGCTTCTCGTAGACATGTGCGATCTCGCTCGCCGGGATCGCGCGGCTGGTAAACCCGCCAGTCAGGGCGTGCATCGCGTCGCCCGGATGGGCGCCGAACAGCCAGTAGGCCCGCCGGCGGCCGAGCGCGTCGAACTCGATGCCCTGCACCGCCTCGCCCGAGCCGAGCGCCCCATTGCGTGACGCATCGAGGAAGTCGGCCTCGAGCAGCTGCAGCTGCACCGGCGGCTTGACCCCGTCTCCTGAACGCCTCGGACGGCGTCGGACCAGAACCTCGCCGGCCTCGACCATCTCGCGGCAGGCGAGCGTCTGCAGGCCGTAGAAGTCGAGCTGGCCGTCGGCATCGCAGGCCCGCGCCCAGATCTCGAACAGCCGGTCGACCTCCCGATCGAGCACGGCATCACCGCTCGCCGCGCGTGGCATGATCCCGGCGCCGACGACGTTGTTGACCAGCACCGAGACCGCCTTGGCCGCATGCGGGTTGTTGCGCACCAGGTCCCGCATCCGGTCGCGCAGCAGCGCGCCCGTCCGTCCGGTCTCGGCGTCCGCCGAGGATCCCGGGGCGTGCCAGCCATCGGTGCGCCGGCCGCGGGCCGCGCCCTCGTAGGAGCGGGCAAGTCCCTCAAAGGCCTGCCGCGCCAGGACGCGCCGGGTGGCCACCCGTGGGGCGACGGTCGCGATGGCCCGGTCGAACCAGGACACCGACATCAGCGGTCCCCGCGCGAGAAGCCGGCAAAGCCGGCGATCGGGCGATTGACGTCTCCATTGATCTGGCGCTCGATTGTCCGGATGCGCCCGAGCAGATCCTCGGCGGATCCGTACTCGACGGTCTTGCCGTCGTAGCTCACCCGCGTGGTCCCGCTCGCATAGGCGCGGCGGAGCGCCGCGAGTTCCGCGTCGGTCCAATCAGCCATCAGAACCATCCCTCCCGCCGCCCGAGCCAGTCGGAGCGGCGCTTGCCTTGCTGCTGCGATGCCGGGCGCCCGATTATCCCGGCCGGAGCGTCATTCCCGCTCGGAACCCCGAGCTGCGCTTCCAGATCGGCCCATGTCGCCTCGGACCAGCGGTCCGCGCCGGCGATCCAGGCGGCGGCGCGCCCGTAGACCCGGCAGTCCAGCGCCTCGTTGCGCTCCCGGAGCTTCTGCCATTCCAGCCTGGCGAAGCCGCGTCGGTTCCTGACCGTCACGAGCTGCTCGGCGGCAAGCTGCTTGATCCATTCGGTGTCCGCCCAGCCGGGCAGATGCACCGTGCCGGGCGCGAACGCCGCGCCCGCCTCCAACTCCTCGTCGGTTGGCCGGTCCAGCCTCAAAAACCGATAGGTCTCGGCCTTGAAGGTCGAGACGGCGACGGTCCAGAGCCGCGCGCCCCGGCGCAGCCGCTTGCCGGCATCGGTCGCATCCACATAGG